GTGCTGGTGCCTTTGATGCTAATGGTAACAAAGTTGAGATTGACTTAGATATAGTAAACGCATGGGTTGATCCTGAAACATATAAGTATCAACGTGCATCTGAATATCCATCCATTGCAGACCAATTTGATTTATTATACCACGGCGGCTATGATGCATGGAAAGCCGAGATAGATAAAATAAAAGAAAAGTATCCTAAACCATGAGCTACATAGGCAACAGTCCAACTCAAACAGCATTTGTCACCGATTTATTTAACGGTAACGGTAGCACGACTGCATTTACCATGTCGGTCTCACCGGCTAATCCAGCATCTATACTTGTTGCTGTATCTGGTGTTCTACAATCTCCTGACACATACTCTGTTTCAGGCCAAACACTTAACTTCTCTGCGGCACCACCAAGTGCCACAGGAAATATTTCTGTAAGATATTTGGGAATACCGGCATCAGGTGTTACCACAACGGCATACAGAACCATTACAGAATATACTGCAACGGCTGGTCAAACCACATTTACACCACCAAGTTACACAGTAGGATTTATTAATGTGTTTCGTAATGGTGTCATGTTAGGCACAGCAGATTACACAGCAAGCAATGGTACAAGTGTTGTATTAACCAATGCGTGTACTTCTGGTGATTTAGTGGTCATAGAAAGTTTCTATGTCAGCTCGGTACTCAATGCAATACCGGCTACGGCAAACTCTGTGATTGATTTGTATGTGAATCAGGTAACGGGATCAAAACTAATTGGTTCACAAAGTATTCCTAAAGCAACACTACCAACAGGAAGCGTGTTGCAAGTGTCTAGTAATACTTTTACTTCTACATTTTCTTCTTCGTCAGGATCTTTTGTTTCTATAGGACTAACTGCATCTATTACACCAACAAGTTCTTCAAGTAAAATTTTAGTGTTAGTAGATTCGTTTATTCGTAGTGATTCTGCAAATTTTATTGACGCAACAATTTATAGAAATTCCACTAATTTAGGTGGAGTATATGGTTTAAAAAATGCTTATGTAAACGATGCATTTGTTATGCCAGTTCCGTTTGCTTATTATGATTCGCCAGCAACAACTTCTTCAACTTCTTATACTCTGTATATGCGAACTGAAAATGCAACCACTTTTTACTTAGAAGCTGCTGGTAGAATTTCAACAATTACATTAATGGAAATAGCAGCATGAAAACTCATCAAGCAATTCTTGCTCTTAACCCATCTATAGTAACCATTCGTGGTGATATTGCCTACGATGCCAATGGTAATGAAGTTGCCTATAACAAAGCATCCGTAGATGCCTATGTTACAGCAAACGAATACAAAGCTAAACGAGCCGCAGAATATCCACCAATTGGTGACCAACTAGATGCACTATGGAAAGGTGGCGATGCGGCCGCTGAGATGCTTGCTAAAGTGCAAGCCGTAAAAACAAAGTATCCTAAGGGAACAACAGAATGACAAGAGCCGTAGAACTTGCTCAAGTAGCCTCTGATGGTGTATCTGAGGCATTTAAGAATAGAATCATTAACGGAGCCATGGTAATAGACCAGAGGAATGCTGGTGCTAGTGTTACTATTACATCAAATAGCACTTACACTTTAGACCGCTGGGTTGCTAACATGAATCAAGCATCTAAATTTAGCGTTCAACAAAACGCTGGTTCTGTTACACCGCCAGCGGGGTTTACAAATTATTTAGGAGTTACTTCTTTATCTGCCTATTCAATAGGTTCTAGTGATATTTTAGCAATGTCACATAATATTGAGGGATTAAATGTTGCTGATTTTGCATGGGGTACCGCTAACGCTAAAACTGTAACTTTATCTTTTTGGGTTCGCTCTAGTTTAACTGGTACTTTTGGTGGAGCTTTAAGAAATTCTGCAACTAATAGAAGTTACCCATTTACTTACACAATAAACTCAGTAAACACATGGGAATACGAGACCATAACTATTCCCGGTGATACAAGCGGTACTTGGCTAACCAATAATGATATTGGTATAAGAATTGCATTTGGATTGGGTGTTGGTTCCTCTGTAAGTGGCACTGCTGGATCATGGTCAGGTTCGAACCTTTGGTCAGCCACAGGAGCAACATCCGTAGTCGGCACAAACGGAGCAACATTCTACATCACAGGTGTTCAACTGGAAGTTGGCTCACAGGCTACAAGTTTTGAAACTCGCTCCTATGGAACTGAATTGGCTTTGTGTCAGAGGTATTATGAAACTGCTTTTCCAGTAGGTACAGCCGTTTCACCTGGTGCCTCATATTTTTGGTATACTAATGTTACATCATATTCAAGTACTGCTTGTAGGTCACAATGGATAGATTTTAAATCAACAAAAAGAGCATTACCCACAGTTACTCCGTATAGAACAAATATTGTGGCATCAAATGATAATAGTTGGGCAGTGTATACCCTCAACGGTTGGAATAATTCATCTTCTGTTACTAATTGTTATTCAACACATCATGGATTTTATGCAGAAGTTACTAGTTCTGATATGGGTGGTATAGGTTATTCATATCTTTGTATTGGTGCTTGGGCTGCTTCAGCGGAGTTATAAAAATGTATAAACTAATTAAAGATAAATTAACAAATACTACACATAGCATTCAGCGATTGATAGACAATGCCTCCATTCCCTTCGACCCAGCCAATACCGATTACCAAGCCTATCTAAAGTGGCTTGCTGAAGGCAACACACCATTACCAGCGGACGAATAAATATGCCATTAACTAAAATACAAAATGCAATGGTGGGTAATAGTAGTAATATTGCTTTTACTCCTGCTGTTCCTATTATTGAGAACACACAGAATGTTACCAGTGCATATACAATTACAGCCAATAACTCGGCAATGTCGGTAGGTCCGGTCACATTATCGGCCAACGTAACTATTAATTCAGGAAGTAGGTGGGTAATCCTATGAGTTCATTAATTATCAGAGGTGATACATCAGGAGCAATTACATTATCTGCACCGAATGCTGCAGGTGATAGCACATATACTTTACCGGCAGTTAATGGTAGTGTGATGGTTAGCGGTAATATGCCAGCGTTTAGTGCTTATCGTTCTGGTTCGATTCAAACTTTTTCTGCTACTACTTGGACAAAATTATTATTTAATAGTGAATATTTTGATACTAATAATTGTTATGACACAACAAATTGTAGGTTTACTCCAAATGTCGCTGGTTATTATTTGTTTAACTTTACTCCTTTAATTTCAGCATCAAGTAGTTTTACTGAGGTATATACTCAAATTTATAAAAATGGTGCTGGAATAAATCAATATGCTTTATGGTCTCTCACATCAGGAACATTTAATACAATTGCTCCATCTACACAAACAATAGTTCTTATGAATGGCACAAGTGATTATATTGAAGCATACGCATATGTTGGTGCAACAAGCCCACAATTAAATACTGCCGGTATGTTTACTGGTGTTTTAGTGAGGGCCGCATAATGCCAGTAACGATTAATGCTTCAACTTCTAGTGGCGTAGTAATTACTCCTGATTACTCAGGTAATATTCAGTTACAGTATAATGGTGTGGCTGCACCATTGTTTCATGCTTATTTGGGTTCATCACAAGCTATTTCTTCTGCAACATATACAAAACTTAATATGGACACAGAGGAATTTGATACTGCAAATTGTTTTAATACATCAACATATAGATTTACACCAACTGTGGCAGGATACTATCAATTTAACGCTCAAATTGATAACCAAACAGGTAGTCCAACAAGACAATTTTTATCTCTTTATAAAAATGGCAGCACTTCAAAAGTAGGTCTTGATATAGGAATAAGCACCGGAAACTTTAGTGGTGCAGCCGGTTCAGTTCTTAGTGCTTTTGCGTATGCAAACGGCACAACAGACTATTTTGAATTATATTGTTGGTGTAATGGTGGCATGACAGTTGCTGCTGGTAGTAGTGGTATTCAATGTTATTTTCAAGGTTACCTTGTCCGTGGCGCTTAATTAAAAGGAAACAAAATGACTTTATATGAAAAAATTAAACAAATTTATCCAGAATTAACTTCTGATGATTTTATGCCAAATAATGGTACAATCATGCTTCAGAATGATTCAGATGGCCGTGGTGATTATATTCGGTCTTGGACTCATGCAACATTGGCTCAGCCAACAGAAGAGCAGTTAGCTGCGATTGAATAATGGCTATTACACTTAACGGTACTGGCAATCAAATACTTGGAATACCAGGACAGGTATTGCAAGTGGTTCGTAGTGATTATACAACATTAGTATCAACATCATCTACTGTTACTTGGTCAAATATTGGTTCTGCAACAATTACACCATCATCATCATCTAATAAAATTTTAATTACTGTAAACTATCATGTTTCGGGTATTGGTGCAATGCGTTTATTGAGAAATTCAACTGCATTGAACAACCCAACCAATACCTATATGACATATTCAAAATACCCAAACGATAATCAAGGTGGATGGAATTCAAATTCCGATAGACAAACAGTTACGATGCAAATTTATGATAGTCCTGCAACAACATCATCAACAACATATAATGTTGAAATGATTGCATATGATATTGGTGCAACAGATGGTTTTGGTGTAAATGAACTACATGGTGGTCTCCCATTTAGTGGAATAACATTGATGGAGATTGCAGCATGAATACCATAAGTAAAATGCAAGCAATTTTATCATTAGTACCCGGTGCTCAAGTAACCGTTCGTGGTGATGAAGTTGAATGGATTAACCCATCAGTTGCACCAGTAACAGAACAACAAATTGCCGTAGAACAAATTCGTTTACAAGCAGAATATGATGCTAATGAGTATCAACGCAAACGAGTAAGAGAATATCCACCCATTACAGATTACCTTGATGGTGTCGTAAAGGGCAATCAAGCACAAATCAATAAATATATTGCTGATTGCCAAGCAGTTAAAGCCAAGTATCCAAAAGGTTAATTAGAAAAAAATGCCAATATTAAAAATACTACCAGATGCGGTCAGTAACACAGCAAATTATACATTTGGTACTGTTATTGTTGCAAATTCTTCACCATCAACATCCAATAGTACAGGATCATTACTAGTACAAGGCGGTGTTGGTATTACAGGAAATTTATATATTGGCACAACAAGTATTAACACCAATAGAACAATAACAAATTATGGAATTACAGTTAATTCTTTAGGTGCAGGTAGTGGTAGCAGAACAATTGATTTAACATTAGGAAATTTTGTTACTGCCAACGTAACAGGTATTACAACTTGGACATTTTCAAATCCAGTTTCATCTCCAAATGCTTGTGGATTTATTTTAGAATTGGGTAATGGAGGTTCAGCTACACAAAACTGGCCTTCAGCTGTTCGTTGGCCAGGAGGAACCGCTCCAACATTAACTTCTGCTGGTACTGATATTTTAGTTTTTGTTACTGATGATGGTGGCACCAACTGGAGAGGTGTTGCTTCCATGGTAGATAGTAAATAATAGGATTTTAAAATGGCAAATTGGGCACATATAGAAAATAATGAGATTGTGGAACAACACGACCTTTTACCACGAAATTGGAAAAACATAAGTGGACTAAATTTGGCTAGTAATGATTTGCCTTTTTTAAAATCTGTAGGTTGGTATCCTGTAACTAAACAACACGAATCATATGATGAGTCAACACATCATGTGAGTGGTTATAATTATGAAATTAGAGAGAATGATGTTTTAGAAACTATTATTCTAACTGAAAAACAGCCAGAATCCGCAGAAGAATATTCTACTTTTAAATATGTATTTTTAGAACAGTTGCGAACACAAAGAAATCTATTATTAATTAATTCAGACTGGTCTCAATTACAAGACGTGCAAAATTTATTTGACGAATCTACCAAAAATAAATGGTTAACCTATAGACAAAAACTTAGGGACATCGTACAAGTATATTCGGAAAATGAAATTACGGATATTAATCAGGTTGATTGGCCATCAGTAGAAAATTAAATGTTACTAATTGAACAACTTTTAGCCACATCTAGTTCCGCTCCAAAAAAATTTTTATACACATGGGGTTCAAGTAGTAATGGTCAAGGAGGAAGGCTTACTCCTACATTTAGTTGGACTATTGTGTCTGCTGGTTATAAACATACATCAGCTATTCGATCTGACGGAATATTATTTACATGGGGATTTGGTACTAATGGCCAATTAGGTGATGGTACACTTGTTAATAAATCCAGTCCAGTACAAATAGGATCCAGCTCATGGACTGCTGTAGCTGGTGGTCAGTATCACACAGCAGCTATACGTTCTGATGGATACTTATTTACATGGGGCGCTAATACTCTTGGCCAATTAGGAAATGGTACAACTACTCCTACATCCAGTCCAGTTCAAATTGGATCCAGCTCTTGGACTGCTGTAGCTGCTGGACTTG